CGGCCCGACGCAGATATACGGATGGCTTCGAGCGATCAAGTTCTGGCCTATTTCGCAGTCACAGTCATTTATCAACGCCCTGACCACCCTGTAATCACATGGACTACCTCCTCCGCACCGCCACCGAAGAACTGCTGGACGATGCCCTCATCGCCGCAGGGGTCGCACAGGAAGTCACCGACGAGGACGGCGAGGTCACCGTGGAACCCGTGGCAGGAGTCACGCTCGACCGCATCGGCCCGATCCCGGCGACCTATGACGCGGACGGGAAGATCGTGAAGCCGGGACATCCCGAGTTCCATGCCAACCTCCGCGTGTCGTTTGAACTGACCAAGGAGCAGGAGGACGCCCTGCCGACCTTCGACCCGCTGCCGTCCGTCCCGTACAGGGTGTTTCTGTGAACAAGCAAGTCCTAGAAGCCATCCACAACGCCCTTGCTGGCGAACTGCTCCGAAAGATCCAAGACGGATCTGCATCGGCTACGGAACTCAACGTGGCCCGTCAATTCCTCAAGGACAATGGGATCGATTGTGCGCCATCCGCCAGCCAGCCAATGCTGAATCTGGCGCAGATCATGCCGTTCGATGAAGAGGCCGCGTGAGCGAACTTGAGAGAAAACTCAAGGACTACCGGAACTTCGTCTATTTGGCGTGGGACCACCTTGGACTCCCGGAGCCGACTCCGATCCAACTGGACATCTCCCAGTATCTCCAGAAAGGCCCTCGCAGACGGGTCATTCAGGCGTTCCGTGGGGTGGGCAAGAGTTGGCTTACTAGTGCTTATGTGGTCTTTAGGCTGCTGCACAATCCCCGGCTGAACGTGCTGGTGGTGTCGGCCTCGAAGCAGCGGGCGGATGACTTCAGCACATTCACGCTGAGGCTGATCAACGAGATTCCCATCTGCCAGCACCTGAAGCCTAGGGAAGACCAGCGCAACTCCAAGATCGCCTTCGATGTCGGCCCAGCCCCGGCCTCTCAGGCTCCCAGCGTGGTGTCCAAGGGCATCACCAGCCAGATCACGGGCAGCCGCGCAGACCTGATCATTGCGGATGACGTAGAGAGCCTGAACAACTCGGCCACCTTCCTGATGAGGGAGAAGTTGCTGAGTGCCATTGCGGAGTTTGAAGCAGTCCTCAAGCCCGGAGGGGAGGTGATCTATCTCGGTACGCCCCAGACGGAGCAGTCCATCTACCACGGGCTGCACGAAAAGGGGTATGACACCCGGATCTGGCCTGCCAGATACCCCGACAACAGGCTGAAGACGGCTTTCGGAGGCAAACTTGCCCCGATGCTGGCGGAAGGCAAGGAGAATGAGCCTACTGATCCCCGGCGTTTCAATGCCATCGACCTGATGGAACGTGAAGCGTCCTACGGGCGCACTGGGTTTTCCCTCCAGTTCATGCTGGACAGCACCTTGAGCGATGCAGACAGGTATCCGCTCAAGTTGGCTGACCTGATCGTGCTGGGACTGAACCCGGAGAATGCCCCCGAGAAACCCATCTGGGCGGCAAACATCAGCAACACCGTCAAGGACATCCCCTGCGTTGGGTTCAATGGAGACCGTTACTACGGTCCCATGGACATCCATGGCAAGTGGATCCCCTACGAGGGTGGGATCATGGCCATCGACCCCAGCGGACGTGGCGACAACGAGACCGCCTATGCGGTCGTGAAGATGCTGAACGGGTTCCTGTACGTCACGGCTGCGGGGGGCCTCAAGGGCGGCTATGCCCCGGAGACCATGGAACGGCTGGTCTCAATCGCCAAGTTGAACTCGGTGAACAAGATCATCGTGGAGTCCAACTTCGGTGACGGCATGTTCTCGGAACTCCTGAAGCCGTACCTCCTCAAGTCGTATCCCTGCACCACGGAAGAGGTCAGGCACAACATCCAGAAGGAACGCCGGATCATTGACACCCTTGAGCCCGTGATGAACCAGCACCGTCTGGTCATCGATACCGGGGTCATCAGGGACGATTACGAGTCCACCAAGAAGTACGCCACCGAGAAGGCCCTGCAATACAGCCTGATGTGGCAGATGTCCCGCATCACCCGGACCAAGGGTGCGCTGGCCTACGATGACCGACTGGATGTCCTCAGCATGGCCGTGGGCTTCTGGGTGGAGCAGATGGCTCAGGATGTCAACCGCAAGATGGCCATCCGAAAGTCCGACCTGCTGGATCAGGAACTGGAACGGTTCATGGAACACGCCGTTGGGCGCAAGCCTAGGGGGACCACATGGATGTGAACAGCCGTGACGAGGACTACGAATGGGCCACCCTGCTTGTCCACCATGCTTGCCTTGCGGTCCTGAAGTACGAAGACCATCTAAGGAGCAAGGACTCCATCAACGAGGCCAAGGCTCTGGCAAAGGCCATGAGGGAACTGAAGGAAATGGTCCCTGACGAGATTCTGGAGGTGATGCGTGGCTAGTCCCTGCGAAGGCAAGTCCCTGAACAAGCCGTGGCGCACCCCCGGTGGACCCAAGAAGTCCGCTGTCTGCGTCAAGGACGGGGACAAGAAGAAGATCGTCCGCTTCGGTGATCCCAACATGAAGATCAAGAAGCACATCCCCGGTCGCCGTGCCAACTTCCGGGCAAGACACAACTGCGACAACCCCGGTCCAAAGACCAAGGCTCGTTATTGGTCATGCAGGGCTTGGTAAGAAACTGCTACAGTTATTCCTTACTGTAGTAAAATAGATCCTAGCATCCCAAAGATGTTACGGATTGCCGAAGTGCATACAAAACGTATATGCATTGGCAATCAAGAACTTTAACTTCCATTTTTGAGAACAACAATGCCATCAGATAAGATGAAGATCAAGAAGGAACTTTCCCGAGATCAGTTGGAAAACTTTGCTCGGACCTACGCAAAGCAGTTTACCGAACGCGCCTCCAAGCGTGTCTGGGAAGGCGGTGGCGATAATCCAGAGTACAAGAAGGCCGTTGAAGCCGCTCCGGGGATCCTGAGCAAGATTCCAAGTTCTCAGAAGAAAGAGTTCATGGGCATTGTCGAGGTTCTGAAAAAGCGGATGTCCGTCAACAGCGGCTCTGCCCATGGTGGAATGATTCCTACCCGAGGCGACTAATGCCCAAGGTTCCCAAGAAGGTCAAGCAGATCGCCCACTCCCTCGAAAAGAAGGAAGGCATGGCCGCTGGCAAGGCATACGCAATCGCCAATGCCACCTACAACAAGATGAAGATCAAGAAGGGCAAGTGATGGCTGACCGAGACTACAAGAAAGAGTACGAGAAGTACCACGGTACTGAAAAGTACAAGAAAGACCGTGCTTCCCGCAACAAGGTCCGACGAAAAGCCCTGAGGGATGGAAGGATCAAGAAGGGCAGTTCCATGGACATCGACCACAAGAACGGCAATCCAAGGGACAACCGTTCCAGCAACCTCAGGATTGTCCACAGGTCCGTGAACAGAGCCAAGCACTAATCAGGAGATTCCCGTGGTTATCAAGTGGTATCCTCATGAGATCCCAGTAATAACCACAAAGATGCCTGAAGAGGAATTTGGTCAGTTCTTGTTCTTTCCCTTTCCTAGGATTCTAGTATCAGAAGAACTAGAAGGCAATATACTCTCTAGTACCATCTTTCATGAGATCCTAGAAATGGTGAATGAGATGCATGACCTAGGTCTTACCGAGTCCAAGATCAGGTCCCTTGAGGTCTCCCTTGGCCAGATCTTTGGACAGAATCCGGGACTGGCTGGGAGGGTCTTCCCATCAAGGCCGCCAGAATGCCCCCAGAACGATCCGGGCGACGAACATGGGTCGGAGGGCCTCCAAGACCCACGGATCGATCCTAGGGCATCCTAGGGGCCTTAGAATCGAAACCAGCCCCAAGCCTGTACCCCCATTGATCTAAAACTGCCCGCGAGACAAGATTCCGCCATGCGGATATGTGGGTAACCGGAGTCCCACATGGGTGTACAGGTTATTTGGACTAGATGATGGGGGGTAGCCGTAGTTTTGGAAAAAAAATCTGAGAAGGTTTAATTGAATGTGACGCGCCCGTGTACCCCCATAGGGGTACCTCGCGTTGGCCGAGGGGGTGACCGCTGGGCCATTGCATAGCGGCCCATTGCATAGCCTTGGGACAATGCATTGCGTGTGCAATGGAGGGGAGGGGGGAGTCTAGAGTCTAGACCGTGGGCCTCTCCCTCTCCGTTTATTCATGCTTGACAGGGCCCGAATCCGATGTACCATGCATCGAGCCTCAGGGAAGGCCGTGACGGATCCAAGCGGATCGGCGGATCGAACCTGAGGCAGCACGAAAGGAATGATCCGATGAAGACTGAGAACGCCCCGAAGGCCCGCAAGGTGGACGCCGCGACTCTGGCCGCAAGGGATGCCGCAGAATCGACCAAGGCCGCCACGAAGGCCGAAAGCACCGTGACTCTCTCAGAGGCCCAGTCCCGTCTGGAGTCCGCCATGGTGAAGGCCGCCCAAGGCGTCGACGGGGGTGTCCGCAAGTGCGCCATCGCCATCCACGCGGTCTACGCCGGGGCCGTCCATGCCGCCTACGGTCTTGCCTTGCCGGAGTATGTCTCGCGCACTTTGGCCGCCGCTGGCGTGGCCCGGTCGACGGTGTACTACTTGCGGGACGTTGGATGCGCCTATGCGGCCCTTGGCACCGACCGCGCGAATCTGTTCCCGATGGAAGGACTCCGCGCCATCGCATCGTCGGCCAAGGGCGACCGGGCCCGGATTGAGGCCATGGCCACCGATGCCCAGTCCGGTGAAGAGACGGTGACGCCGTCCCTCGCAAACTGCCGCAAGGCCGCCAAGGGCACGAGCACGGGCCGCACGGAAGAGCAGATGGTCGAGGCCCTCGCCAAGGCCGCGATGAAGTACGCTGAACAGGACTACATGGCGGCCATGGCCATGCTTGACAAGGCCGCGAAGCGCGTCAAGGCCGCCATGAAGGCCGCAGAGGCCGCCGCTGAAGAGGAGGCCGCGGACTAAACACTAGATCCATCCTCAGCAAAGGCCCGGGCCACCCATGGGTGGCTCGGGTTTTTTTTTGCATTTGATTCCAGGGCGATCTAGAGTCTAGAGTCTAGAGTCTAGACGGCCCGCTATCATCGTGGTCAGGCCGGGGCCGACCCCTGTCGGTAGACGTTCCAGACAGGCATGGGGATCAGAAAATCACTATCATTTCACTATCATCGTCGACAACGCTCTTCGACCATGTCGATGACTGACTCGACCATGCGGTCATGGCATCAAGGTATTACCTTTGGTTTATACCTAGGTCTACCCTTATAGTCCTTATATTAGATCCTAATACAGGTATAAGAGAGAAGACTAGTAGAAGTAGAACTTAGGTATCAACCTTGGGTATACCTTAGCATATTCAACGTGTAGAACCTTTGGTACTTGACAACAGGGGATTATGGGGTATACTTCTCATGGGTCAGGAATCCGGCCATGGTGGTCGGTTCTCTAGACTCTAGACTGACTGAAAGGAAAGCCATGACTAGCAACACGCAGCGTATCCGCAACACGGCACATGACATGATCCTCACGGGATTCTGCATTGAGGGTCAGCAGTTGGAGCATTGGTTGGACAGCCGCGCTCCTCTGGCCGTGATCGACGAGATGGACGGGCAGCAGATCACCCGGTTCCTTCAGGGTGTTCGTCGTTCGACCTACGGTGATTGCCAGTTGGAGGTTCGTCGCCGCATGAATTCACTCATCGAATCCTTCTTCGGCTGCCCCAACGCCTGAGTCTAGACTCTAGACAGAAAGGAACCAAGCCATGATCTCGAACTATGACCACCAAAAGGACATCGACAACCTGAACTTGCAGATCGACATCCTCAAGTCGAAGTTGGATTCCAGCGTCCAGTTCGACCTCGAAGTCATCGGGATGCTCCGTGAACTGTGGATCAACACTCCCATCATCGTCCATGCCCTGCTCATGTACCGTGAATCCCGCGAGGAGCAGAACGCAAGCACCACGGCGGTCAAGTTGGCCAGCCAGAACATTCAGGACTTGTCCAAGTGGTGCAAGGAGAACATCGTTTGCCGTCCTGTTGACAAGTCATGATTCCCTGCTAGGATGCTGATTCGTGGGGCAATGCGACTGCCCTCTTCTCCAATCCGGTCTAGACTCTAGACCAAACTCGAAAGGAAACGACCGTGACTACCTCTCTGACCGTTCTCCACGACTCCGCGATTGCCCCTCGGTGGGCAGAGATCAGGAATGCAGCCACCGAAGCGTGGGACTGCCGGATGCGCGGTTATGTACCTGACAACATCCGCAGCCGCATCCTGTCGATGCCGGGGGACAACACCAAGTTGGCCAAGGGATCGACCCCGATCTTCGGCCTGACCCTCGCACCTGCCGGGGCATCCGGCTACCAACTCTGCCCATGGCGCAGCCCGGAGTGCGAAGCGGCCTGTCTTGGCATCACCGCAGGGCGTTCCCGGTTCTCCAACGTGCAACAGGCCCGCATCGACAAGACCCGGCTGCTCATGGACGAGCCGTTCAGGTTCATGGCCCAGTTGTACAAGGAACTCCACCGGGCCCGTGCATACCATGGCCACACCGGGTGGGCCTTCAGATCCAACGTCCTCTCGGACATCCCGTGGGAGGACATCGCCCCGCAGGTCTACCGATTCTGCCGGAACAACTACGACTACACCAAGTCGTACCAACGGGCCGTCCGTTCCCTCAATCCTGCGGACACCAACGTGTTCCTCGACCTGACCCTGTCGTACTCAGGCCACAACTGGGACGAGTGCGAGTCGTACATGAAACTCGGCGGCAAGTCGGCTGTCGTGTTCTCTGTCGGCAAGGGAGATCCTCTTCCCGAGGAGTACCGTGGTTGGGAGGTCATCGAAGGCGACGAGAACGACTGCCGTTTCAGGGATAGGCCCGGATGCATCGTCGGCCTCCGCGCCAAGGGCAAGATCAACAAGGGCTCCAAGTTCGTCGTCAGCGATTTCTGATTCTAGACTCTAGACCGAAAGGAAAGAACCATGAACGAATACAGATTCACCATCGTGTTTGCGGATTCGGAACAGCAGCGTCATGTCGTGTTCGGATTCACCTGCGAGGAGGCGGCGGATGCCCTCTTGGACTCGTACCGGATGCCTGACGGGTCGCTTGAAGGAATCATTCCGACCATCAAGGGCATCGTCCGCACCGATCACAACAACTACGGCTGAAAGGAGACACTCAATGGCACTCAACTGGAACATCAAGGCTTGCGACCAGTCCGCGTGTTGGGACAAGGACGGCAACATGACGGGCCTCTGCGAGGGGCTGATATGGACAACCATGGTCGTTGACATGGGCGAGATCACCGAATCCAAGTTGGACGAGTTCGTGTGGCGGCTGAACTTCATGATCCGCATCGGTAAGTCCGTGATTCAGAAGGATCGGGAGGACACTCCCTACACCCTTGAGGAGATCCGCCCGTTCGTCGGCATGCACACCAACGTGGTCACCAAGACCCGCAAGCAGTTCGTCAAGCGGACGATGGATTGCTTGGCGTCCACGCACGACCGTGACCAGAGGGCCCGTTTCGAGAAGGAGGTTGCCAATGCGAAAGCCTGACTACATCACCAAGGACATCACCGTGTGGGTGGAAACAAACAACTCCTCCTTCGATGTCACCTTCTTCGTCAAGGCCAAGGTCATGCATGACGGTGACGGTTCTGGCCGGAAGTGGCGTGTTGTCGAGATCGAAGAACGCACCCCGATCCACGCCGCCTACAGCGACATGCAGGATCATGAGCATGAGTGGCGGTACGGCGAGGACATGCCCAAGCGGATCGCCAAGTGCTTGGAGGATTTCGAGTCGACCTTCAAGGAGGAGATCGAACGCAAGTTGATCGAAGCCTATTGACAAGTCCGTTGTCTGTGGTAATATTCACTTGTCGGAGGATGTTCCTCCGGCACTCACACGACTGGTCTAGACTCTAGACCGCAACGAAAGGAATGGAATGAACATCAACATCACTCTGTCTGCCGAGTCCATCAGCGAACTCAAGGCTGTCCTGACTCCTCCGTCCGCTCCGCTGTTCGACCCCAAGTCGCCGTTCGGCCCGGATCTCGCAGAGGAGATCATGAACGCACACGGCAACGACCTCGTCAACGGGATCGTGGATCAGCGGGGCAGCGACCTCGTCAGGAAGATCGCGGAGAAGATCGATGCCTCGGAGGTTGCCTCGTACATCGACATGGGAGACCTTGCCAACGAGGTCGAGATCGACCACGACGATGTGGCCCGGATCGTGGCCGACAACATGGACATGACCGATCTCGCCCGTGATGTGGCCGACGAGGTCGAGTGGTCGGAACACATCAACCACAAGCAGATCGCCCTGCAACTGGTCTCGCAGTTCGTCAACAACAAGGAGTTCCGCGACTGCTTCGTGGACGCCCTCGTTGAGCGGCTTGCGGACAGCAAGGTCTGAACCTTTCATGCACCACGGTGGGGCGCGCATACCGTGGTCTACCAAATAACGCGCTTTCCCTGTTGACAAGAAAGGAATCTGTGGTAATATACACTCATGGAGAACCTTACCTTCGACAACCACCGCACATTCATCATGTCGGACACCATTCAACAGGCGTACCTAGGATGGATGCACGACGATCACGCCAAGTCTTTCAACCTTGCTTCACTTGCTATGTGGCGGGCTGAAAACAAGAATTTGTGGATCATGCCAGACGAGGAGCGTTTCCTCAAGGTGGCACTCAGCAATCCCCCGGTCTAGACTCTAGACAGAAAGAAGAGAATGCAATGACTACCGTCCTCTCCCGCACTCCCCGCAAGACCTACCGTGACATCAAGGACATCGGGGCCATCCCGGTTCCCCTGCCCACGGATTCCTACTGCCCGGTTCCTCAGACTGAACTGTGGGCTTCCGTGTGCAAGATGTTCGGCCAGTTCGGGTACGACATGGACAACGAACTGCATCAGGTGCATCGCAAGCGGCCCCTGTTCGTCAGCAGCATCGATGTCCACCACCGAAACCTGCCCGACACCAACGGCTCGGTCAAGTGGACTATTGCCGTCATGAATTCCTACGACAAGACCTGCTCGGCACGGATCATCTTCGGCGGAAAGGTCTTCGTGTGCAGCAACGGCCTGATCGTCGCAGACCATGTCCTCCGCACCAAGCACACGACCCATGTGTGGGAACGGCTGCCCGTCCTGATCCACGCCGCCGTGGAGGCATTCGAGGGCGAGGTCAACCGCTACCAGCATGACCAGAACCTACTCAAGGAGACCATCATCTCTGGAGCGAACCTGTCCCAGTTCACGGTTACCCTCGCACAGAAGGGCATCCTGCCCAAGTCGCAGATGCTGGACTTCTACGAGGAGTCGGTCACCCCGTCCTTCGACTACCAGACGGAGCCGATGTGCCTGTGGAACCTTCAGGCGGCCTACACGCACCTCGCCAAGACCATGAACCCGGTCGAGCGGCCCCGCCGCGTGATGGCATTCGACCGCCTCCTCAAGGAGACCTACGCATTGGCGTGATATGATGGGAGCCGCCGCTAGTCACGGCGTTCTCCTTTCCTTTCGAGCCCTCCGTGCATCCTTTGGGTGCATGGAGGGTTTTTATTGCTATACTCGTCTAGACTCTAGACTAAACCATGAGACAAAGCAAACTCGACAAGGAAATGGTGGAACTCGGCAAGCAGCGATATGCGAACCGGAAGGCGAAAGCCACCGAGATCGCCGCCGAAAGCAACACGATTCCGGGACGGATGCTGCTGAACCGCTGCACCACGGAACTGGCCAACGAGATCGAACTGTGGATGGCCAAGTCATCCAAAGGGCCCGGTCGAAGGCATCGCTGTCTCCCGTTCCTCGAACAGATCAGCCCCGAGAAGGCCGCCGTCATCGCCTCCAAGGTGGTCATCGATGCCCTGTCTGCCGAGCGAATGCTGACCGGGACATGCATCGCCGTTGGACGGGCAATCGAAGACGAGATCCTGTTGGCGGAACTT